CTGCCACCACTCGCTTGGGCAACTACATGCAAATCTCGCAAAAAGATGCACAAGTTTCTGGTACTCTGGACGCTGTTGATAAAGCAGGCCGCGACAAGGAAACCGCCTATCAAAAAGTTTTGAAAGGCCTTGAGCTGCGTCGTGACATCGAGAAGTATCTGCACTCGGATACAGCCCGTAGTGGTTCTGACCCGCGTAAAGCTGGTACTTTGTCAAGCTGGATTACCAACGTAGATGATGCNTCTGGCACTTCTGCTGCTACTGGTGACGGCACGGATGTTCCTGATATGTCAGGCACGAACCGCGCTTTGACTCTGGCTCAAATCGACACTGCAATGCAAGCTGCTTACACCGATGGTGGTCAGCCTAACATGCTGGTTGTTTCTCCTGCTAAGAAAGCCGCTTTCAGCGACTTGAACAGCGGTTCAGTTGCAACCAACCAAATCAACTATACTGCTCCTCGTGAAGCAGCTATCGTTGGGTCAGTTTCGCTTTATCTGAGCGACTTCGGCCAGCTTGACGTTGTAATCGACCGTTTTGCTTCGGATGACCGTGTGTATCTTTTGGACAGCGATTACGCTTCTGTCTGCACACTGCCTAACCGTAACTTCACCGTTCAAGAAATGGCGAAGACGGGTGACTCTGAGAAGTTCCAAATCATCACTGAATGGACACTCAAAGTTTCAGCACCGAAAGCCCACGCGGCTGTTTACGACCTGTCGTAAGTGTTGAGGGGGTAGCTTCGGCTACCCCCGTTCACTTTAGGGGAGAAAGATGAAGAAGAGACTTTTACAAAAAGATGCGGTCACGGGTAAGAGACGTGGGCGCATTTTGACGAAGACGGTAAAATGATTTTTGAGAGCAGTCAGAATGTTGACGCTCTTCTTGCTAATAACCGAGATGAACGCAATGAATACCGCTCTGGTAGCCTGCAAGGTAATACGCAGCGACATCAACAGAAGGTTGCGGAAATACCCACAGCATTGTATCATCAGCTAATTCAAGAGCTAGGACAGCCCAAAGATAACCCTAAAGGCTGGAAGAAATGGCTCAATGACTATGATAACAGGTTCTTTAGAACAAGTGGCGGTAGAGTATAATGGCAATCGGAACTTACGCAGAACTTAAAACGGCGATTGCGAACTTCTTAGCTCGTGATGATTTAACTGACCGTATCCCTGAGTTTATCTCTCTTGCAGAGGCGCGTATGAGCCGTGAGCTTGGTACACGCTCTCAGACAAAACGTGCTAACGCTACACTGTCTGCTGGCGATGCGTTTGTCTCTCTGCCAACTGATTTGCGTTCTATTCGCTCTGTAAAGCTAAATACAACACCTGCTGAAGTGCTTGAGTATTACACGCCTATGGCGCTTGACAGCCACTACACATCTAATGCAACAGGCAAGCCTCGCGCCTATACAATCTTTGGTAGCGAGATTAAGTTTGCACCTACACCTGATAGCGCCTACACGGCAGAGCTTATTTACGGTGAGGGTGTAGATGAGTTGTCTGACAGTAACACTAGCAATACAATCTTAACTCGTCATCCTGACGCATATCTATATGGCTCTTTGGGCGCTGCTGGTGTATATTTGATGGATGACCAGAAGACTGCTTTGTATGAGCAGTTGTTTACACGCGCAATTACAGAGATTAAACGTGAAGAAGCTGAGAGTCAGTTCGCTGGTTCTGCTCTTCAAATGAAATCTGATTACGGAGAATAGACATGAGCGCAATGAGCGATTATTTGGAAGATGCCTTCCTTGACCACTTCTTAGGCACAAGCAGCACCTCTGCTCCTGCCGCTGTTTATATTGGGCTGCACACTGCTGACCCGACTGATGCTGGCACTGGCGCTGAAGTAAGCGGCAATGGCTATGCACGTCAGGCTATGGCGTTTGGTGCGTCATCATCTGGCACTGCCTCTAATAGCGGTGCTGTTGAGTTCCCTGCTGCCTCTGGTGGTAACTGGGGTACGATTACGCACATCGGTATTTACGATGCTTCGTCCTCTGGCAACCTGCTGTTCCACGCAGCATTGACGGCTTCCAAGACAATTAACGATGGCGACATCTTTAAGGTAGCAGCTTCAGGCGTTGACATTACGGCGGCCTAGTCATGGCTGACATCGTAGGGCCAACACTTGAGCAGTTAGATAACTGGGGTGACTTAGACAGTCTCCCGTATTCACTAGATAGTTCTATCTGGCTGACTGCTGCCCTGCGTGAGGGTGAATCCACCCCATCCACATCTGCATCTGTAGCCGCTGTCGGCTTTGGTATTTTTGAAGGTGCTGCCGCAGCATCTACATCATCTACCGTAACCTCTGAAGGCATACGCATACAGCTTGGCGCGAGTAACATAAATGTTACCAGCACTGTCGCCGCTGATGGTATCCGTATCCAGTTTGGCGCGTCTGCACTTGCTGGGCCGTCCACAATGTCGGCAGAGGGTGTGCGTATTGTTGTCGGCGCTGCCCAACCATCTGTATCGGCTATAGCGACAGCGGAAGCTATTAGGGTTGTCATTGGTGCATCGTCACCGTCTGCAAATGTCTCCGTATCTGCCGACGGTATTCGCATCCAAATTGGTGCATCATCTATCTCTTCCTCTGCAAGTGTTAGCTCTGCTGGCATCCGTGTGCGAGTTGGCGATAGCTCCGCATCTACGTCTGCGTCTGTCAATGCAGAGGGTGGCCTGCTTGCTATCGCTACATCTAGCCTGCAAACCTTTGCTACCATCCCAGATGTCACTGCTAACTTTGAAGTGTTCGCCACAGCTAACCCGCAGCCTGTCGCTACAATAGCTGTAGAAGCTGAAAAACTAGGCGAATTGTGGGGTATTATTGCAGCCGAAGGTGAGGTATGGTCTGAGGTAGCAGATGAAGGTGAGAGCTGGACTGTGGTGTCTGCTGAAGGTGAGAGCTGGACACCGATTGCTGCTAGTTCTGATACTTGGACAAACGTGTCTGCTGGAAATGAAAGCTGGAGTTCGCAATGATTAGCTTTGGGGAATTTTTACCTGACCAATCAGATTTTGGTAATGCAGGTGTCACGGTAGCTAACAATGTTATTCCTGCTGCTGCTGGCTATGAGAGTATGCAGGACATCTCTCCGATTAGCGGCGTTGCCGATGAGGTAATTGTAGGCATGTTTGCTGCTGCCGATGATGATGGCAATGTTGGTTTGTATGCCGCTGACCGCACAAAGATTTACAAGTTTGATACGACTGATGGTTCTTTGGACGACATCAGTAAGGCTGGCGGCTACAGCACTGGCGCAGAAGACCGTCCTCGTTTTGTTCAGTTTGGTGAGACTGTAATCTCCACTAACTTTGCTGACCCGATTCAAAAGATTACCGCTGCCGCTGCTGGATTGTTTTCTGACCTTTCTGCTGATGCACCGAAGGCCAAGTATCTTGCCGTGGTGCGTGACTTTGTAATGACTGGCTTTACTAATGACACAACGGACGGCAACAAGCCATACCGTGTGCGCTGGTGTGGTATTGGTGATTCTACAAGCTGGGCTGTAAATGCTACGACTCAGGCTGACTTTCAAGACATTCAAGACATGGGTGATGTGACTGGACTTGTCGGCGGTGAGTATGCCACTATTCTTATGGAGAAGGGCATTGTGCGCGGTAGTTACATTGGTGCGCCACTGATATTCCAGTTCGACAAGGTGGAGACGGTGCGTGGCTGTAAGGTTTCTGGCAGCGTTTGTAATGTTGGTCACAGTGTCTTCTATCTGGCTGATGACGGCTTCTATATGTTTGATGGTGAGCGTTCTCGCGCCATCGGTGCAGAAAAGGTAAACCGTTTCTTCTTGGAGGATTGGGACGGTGCATATGCTAAGAATATGACTGCCTCTGCTGACCCTCTGCGCCAGATTATTGTTTGGTCTTATGCGAGTACGGCGGCTACGAATGGTTCACCTGACAAACTTATTATCTATAACTATGCGCTTGATAAGTGGAGTACCGCATCTATTGCTGTGGATATGGTTGCACCTATTTATACCGCTGGCTACACTCTTGAAGCTCTTGATGCTGCTTTTGGTAATCTTGACGTTCTACCTGCTTCTCTCGATGGTGCTGTCTATCGCGGCGGCGAGTTTCTATTTGCCGCTTCTAAAGACAAAAAAATCCAAACCTTCACAGGAAGCACACTGAGCGCAACAGTAGAGACTGCTGAGTTTGAGGTGCGTAAGGGTTCTCACTCTCTGCTAAACAATGTCATTCCATATGTTAGCTTGCGTGAAAACTCTACTGGCACAGTGACGGCGCAAGTTGCGTCTCGTAATCGTCAGGTTGACACGTTTACATTTAGTAGCGCATCTACGTTGAACAATGACAACTTCTGCCCTGTACGCTCTAACGGACGCTACCATCGGGTGCGTTTGAACTTGAGCGGCGAGTGGAAGAAGGCGCAGGGCATTGACGTTGAT